TTATTGAGGCGCCTCATGCAGCTCTGTTTAGGGATACTGTAGAGACCATAGAGGATTTGCTTTAAAAGGTTTTTATTAGTATTAAACTAAAACCCCCAACGAAGTTGGGGGTTTTAGTTTTATTCTCAGTGAATTGAGGGGTGCTGATTTATGGCAATTTTCTAATCTTCGTCCATTTCATCAAAGTACTGTTTTATACCTAAAAGTATTCCTAGGAATACTAATACAGGTATAAGAATAAGAACTAGGCCACCACTTAAAATTATGGCAAAGATCAGAAAAAGCACAACAAGAACAACACCCATGGTAAGGAAGAGTGCTTTAATAAAATTCCACATTTTAACTATTAAACAATGGTGATGCTTCACCAGCATCAGGGAACTCAGGTGATTCTACCTGTACTGAAGGATCAAACTGAGAATTAGCGTGAACCTTATCCAGATTTTCAACAGGATCAAGTAGATTTACTTGTGCTGTTTCTTCAGATGCTGCAGCCTGGCCAAGGGTTACTGAAACAGTTTCTGGTGTAATATTGATTTCTGCGGTATGTCCATTGGGACCTCTACCTGCTACCAGATTAACTTCAGTTTTTTTATCTTTTAAGGAAATACCTTGGTCGTCCACGTAGGCAATAATAGCTTCAGTTATTTCTTTATGGTTTAAAATTACGTTCATTTTTTATACTCTCTTAATTTAATTTCTACACGAGGGTTTTCTTTATCTATTTCCCCAAATTCAAAAGTTGAACCGACAATATTTTGATAAGTATCATCAGATATTTTTTTACATTCAACTAAAGCATCTTGGAAAAATTTCGAGTGTATGGCTAAAACATTATCTAAATCACATAATCTCTTATCTTTTGTAAAGAGCATGTAATGTACAATTATTTGTTTGTCCCCATAATTCGGAAGCCCCTCAATCTGGGATTGAAGAGCTTCTTTATATAAAATTTTTGCTTTATTAAGGATGTGGTAATGGGCATTACGGTATTGGTTTAAATTAAATACAAACCATTTCTGCTTAGTTACTTTTACCCTTAATGGTGCAAAAATTGTATCCATAGTTTATTTTCCGATTATTTAATTTTTAACTATTAAATAAGGATGTTTGTGGTGCTGCATTAACATTGCCTGCTGGTGCGCCTTTCTGTGCTCCTGAGGCTTTGCTTTTGTTTTTTGAAACACCTTTCCACTTATCTGTCCATTTCTCTAAGAAAGCTGGCTCAGTAGCTTCTGCACGTATTTCTACAACTGTGCGTTTATCGGCAGCAGAGAAAACTTTATCAATTTCGTTTTCATCGCGTGTTTCACCACTTGGAACGTAGTTATCTGAAGCATCTTTAACATTCTTATCTACAGTTTGCTTGATTACTCCAGCAATAATGGTTTTACCCATAATTTCGGTAATACATTCAACATCAGTAAGAACTTCTTTGCCCAAGTCAAAATCGTATAAATTGATTTTTTTGGTTTCAGTACTTAACTGATGAATCTCTTTACCTACAGTAAGCAAGCATATGTGATTTGCTATTACATAGCCAGGTAAGTGTACTTCATTTTTGTTTCGATCAGTGTAAGTAATTTTATTACCTTTTTTATCTCCGGAAGTTACCCAAAGAGTGTTTTTGAGTTTTTTGCCATCAGCACTTTTCAGATGAACTGTTAGTGAAGTAGCACCACCTTTTGATTTATTCATATAGGCTAATTCAATTTGCATAAGGTATGCATCTGAATCCAGAATGAATCCACCAACTGAGTCAGTTTCCTGCTTTACAGTTGCGGTAGTAGTTAAGCCTGATAATGTAGACATAAATTTCTCTCTATTTCTATTTAGTTAAGTTTAGTTAAGTTTTTAATTTATTTGTAATAATCGTGCAATCTTTTAATTACAAGAGCAATATCATTATCAATAAATGTTTCCTTGGTGTCCCACATGCCCAAACTAGAACGAATTCGTTCATTAACAGTTTCTTTTGTTAACTTGGTTTGATATACATATTTGAATCCAAGGAGTTCTTCTTCATCTGAAATATTTAATAAATCAGACTGGTACCCTTCAAGTTTTTTCAGGGATACTTTCTTTGAAGCCACAACGGTAGTAAAGTAACTCTCTACTCCGTTATTCATAATGGAACCTTTCACTTTTACCAAAGTTTCGTTTACCATTTCTGCTTCGTTTAATACATCCATAGTGTGAGCTAGAAAAATCACATTTTTGGAGGATTTGGCTACGTATTTATTCATTAATTTTTTAAAATACTGGGCATACTCTCCCCAGGACTTCATGGTATTTGTTGAGTCCACTACATACACTGATTCAAACATATCCATAAGATACGTAATTGAATCAATTATAATAGTATGTATCTCTGGCATCTCTTCTGCTTTATCAAATGCCTCATAAATTTGCAGTGGATCAGTAATGGTGTACTGTTTAAAATCACTTTTAAATGGAAGTGCTTTATTATTTTCACAATTTAAATAAAAGACTCCTGGTTGATCTTGAATATTTCTCAAACTCAGGCTTTTTCCAGTAGCGGTTTTTCCTGCTATTAAAACTAAATTGTTATTCATGATTCGTTGTCTCTTTTATGTAGGGCTTTGGATGCAGTAACTAAAATAGTAGAAAGAACTTCTGTTTCAGTTAACTTGTCCGGTAATTTATCATTCAGGGCTAATACAGCATGTTTGATATTTTCAATATTCATTCCTGAATCAACAAGCAATAAAGCAAACTTAATTAATTGGTTGCTTCTGTTGCCTTCACCGGTATTTGAAATAAACCATCTTTCTAAATTTGATAAAGATTGTTGATCCACAATGGTTTGTTTACGTATTTCATTTTTAGATGTTTTAGGAATAAACGATAAAGCATCTAAAAGTTTGCCCTGGTTAAGATGGAAATCCCCATCATGGGTCATCCATTTTCTTGCTCGTTGATTAGTTTGTTCATCAACTGCAAATGGAAGCCATTCATAAATGTTTTCCATGAATTCACCATAATCTGATGCATCCAATTTAAGGGTATGGGAAATAGGCAGGATCAATCTAAATCTATTTTTGGTTGGTTTAGATCGTTTGGTTGAATAAATTAAATAAGTATAATTTTCAAGTAATAATTTAGCTGTATCTATACTGGTGCCATTATCAACATCAATTACAACTAAGTTAAATCCGTTTATGGCATTTTCTTCATTTCGGTAATTGTCCTTCATGTGATGTGAAGTCCAATGATAATTGGGTAATTGGGTTAATTTGGGTAAATCAACAAATTTTACCAATTCATTCTTATACTCATCAGCTAATTTAGTACTGTAAGAAACAACGATTTTATTCAAATCTGTCTCTTGTAGGGATTCTCCCTTCAAGAACTCAATACCATCATTGAATTGGCGTTTGATGATTATGTTGTTTTTATAACCATAAGCTATAGCCAGGGTCATAAGTTCTTTTTTCTGGCTTTCAGATCCCCGATAAAAAGGTAAATCTTCCACTAAATCAACATGGGTCACTTCTTTGTTAATATCTGCAATATATTTGGCTAATTTAACGTAGTTCCTGTCCCGTGTGAGGATGTTTTCAAATGCTTTGCCTGATTCCTCAACTAATTTGATTGCGTTGTATGCAAGCTCTTCAGTGATCTCTGATGATCCTTCAATGAATGCATAGGTACCGGCCAGTTTCAGTGCTTTAAAATATCTATGAGAAAGCTCTGCTTTTTTAACCTCTTCGTGTTCACCTAATTTTCTAGCAATACTTTCACATTTGAGCTTGTATTCAATGAATAATAGGGTCACATCCTTCGGTACATCGATTGTCAGGTCGAAATTAACAATATCTGCTAAATTACCTAACTTATTAGCCAAGACCTGTAGAAAGGCTTCTGAGGCGTTGTCAGTCATCATATCGTAAATTTGTTGAGGTGTTAGGGTATTATCCTTATCTGATGGGGCTGCATAACCAAATAAGCACCTCCTGGCATACCCGGTATCCAATAATGAGTACATGGCTTCTTCGGTTCTACCACCATCAAATAATTTAGTTGGGGTACCAAACCACATCATATTAGTTGGGGTTCTCCCATCTATTTCTTCACTACGGGTATTTTCTGCTGTATTTTTGATCAGCTTCTGTTTAACTTTCCCGATGTCATACAATTCAAGAAAAGTGGTTAAAACATCCACATTACCTAATAAATTGGAACCAATTTCATCAATTTCCATATTCATGGAGCCCGCATTTGCCATAAGTAATTTATGACGCATTTGCTTTACGGCTGCTGTGGTGCCGCTATCAAATGAGAATGCCAGGGTACCTAACATCTTGAATTCTTTTTGTACTAATACCAGTTCTTCTTCAGGATCTTCTCCTTTTTTAAGAGCACGTTTATTAGCTAATTTAATTAAATTTTCTTCACTCAGTACTGGGAAGGTCTCTTCAAGGAATCTCTCCCTGAACAGGTGAATAACTTGCTCTTCTACAATGTTTGTAGAATGGCCTTTACCCACTCCTGAATTAGCCAGATTGATTGCATAAAGGTTTACCGGGATCTTTCCCCTATCATGCGTACCAATGGTTGCTCTCATCATGCTGGCTACTTTTGCAAAATAGTAAGAAACCAATACCCTAAAAAATAGAGGACTATTGCTTTGGGTTTTCTTCATTAAGATTTCAACTAATTTTTCTAACGTAGGGTAATATTCAACAGTATTTAAATCTTTCACTTAATTTTCCTCTCCTAAGTTTTATAGTTTCAATGAACCATCTAAAATTAATTGGTCTTTCTGGGTACATATCTGAAATACATTGCAGTATTTACACGCTACTACTTCACCTGGAAAGTGAACTACTTTACCCACGTTTTTATCATCAGCCATACGATTAATTGCACTGAGTTCATCAGTAAAATTTTTGGTGCTTCTGGCAGTACTGTTTGGATTTTTATAGTATTTCCATACAGGGTCTCTTCTCCATAGTTCCTTATCGCTACATAGAGGTAGTTCTGTTTCAGGGGTATCTAAATGAAGTTGGATTAAATTAATTTTATTTTTAATAAATCTTTCAGTTTCTTCCAGAGGCAGTAATTTAAAGGATTCTTTCATTACCTTTTTAGGTGGGTAATTAGAATTTGCCTTAAGTTGTCCGAAAGACCAATCAGTGAAAATATATTGAATACTAAATTCATCAGAAGTTATTACCTCTGGATCTAACCAACGATAAATACTGCCTTGTAATATGTAGTCTTCATCTTTGGTTTTATTAATATAGGTATAAACTGAAGTTGTTTTTAAGTCTTCTAATTTACCTTCTATTACAAAATCATATTTACCAGATATATTGATACCTTCAATGGTTTTACTCATTCTGTTTTCAAGATAAATAGGAATCATTGATTCATTTAATTCTTCTGGTTTGGGGTTTATTATGATTTTATTAATAATATTTTCAGGATACCCCAAAGCTTTTAAAGCATCTTTATAGTTATTTTTCCAAGCAGATTCCAATCCATCATGTATTGCTGTACCTATTCTTGATGGTACAAGACTACTAAGATCAACTATAGAATCTTCTGGTTTACACCTGCTACTTAAAATGATTTGTCTGAGAGGCTTTAATAGAGCAGTAGCACTTATATGATTTGGGTCATCATTATGGTCATAAGTATCAGTAGCAAAGAATACAGCGAGGGACAGTGAAATGTCAGTATTATTGGAATACATTAATAGGTTCCTTTAATTTTTTATTTTAATGGCACAAGAAGAGACGGAGTCTCAATAAAGATCCGGTTAAGTACTGGAATTAGCTAATCTTTTTTCTTTAGCTTGCTTCAATAACCTGGTTTGAGTGTCTCGTTGGATCGATAGTATGGCGTTTGTGTTGAGAACTGACAACGATTTATTAGGACATATCTGACTTCGTAGTTCTTCTGCTTCTGACCAGATTTCTACAACGTCTTCAAAATATCTGCAATCTTCGATAATTGTAAAATAAGGCTTCCTGCGTTCTGTTTCTTCTTTTCTAAGTTTATCTTTTAAATCTCGGTATTCTGAAAATACTTTATAAAGGGCAGAGTCTTTATTGTTAATTAACTTACCTCTTGTGTGTGCATAATGTGCTCCACCTGAAGGAAGTAGTACAGGCTCTTTTAAAGTATAAGTAGAGTGAACTGCTTTATCGGTATCTTCTAAAGGGTCTGTAAATAAAAGACTAACACTGGTAGTTAAAATTGCTCTTTCATATTTAAGTAAAATATCCATATCTTTTTTTGGATACTTTTTTTCAACATCCTTTATAAATAATTTATTTAATTTAGATTCTAATTTATCTAATTGAGTTTCATCACTAACTACTTTTTGGTGTACAAGCCTGATTAACAAATCCCTGCTTTTACTATTTAGTCGTTTTTTAGCCATTTTGGTGTTTCTCCAATATTCATTGCATGAGCTGTTTCAAGCACATGGGTTAATAAAAGATTTAAATCGGGTTCACTTTTTTCAGCACTGGCAATTTTATGTAATAGCCAGGCCATTGATGTTATCGAATAATAATCTGTATTTAGCTGATCTCCTTGATTCTTAGAATCACTTGCTTCTTTTTTTAAACCTTCCAGGAATTTTTCTAATTCTTGCTTATTTTGTGACATTTTAGTTAATCCATTTTAGTTATAAAAAACTCATTATCTATATCTTCTATGGCAACAATACCGTAAGGATATTGAAGTATTATTTTATCGCCCAAAGTATACTTAGCCAGTGGTTTTAAATTGGGATCTCCATCATATTTATAGATATTATTTTCATCTATAAATCCTCCCTTCATTCGGTACAGTTCACCAAATCCATATTCTTGCCCCATTTCTTTAACCAGATCCTTTCCATCTGTTTCATGGGCAACTTTACAAACAAATTTAGGGATAAGACCACACATGATCAACAGTTCTTTTGTGGTGTATTCTCCAAATTCATCAGGAGGGTAGAATTCAATATTTAGAACCTCTTCGGTTATCACTATTTCTGCGCTTTCACCATTTAAATCTTCAATATTCATTTAGCGTCCTCATTCGATAAAAATAATGTTTACCTAAAAAAGTGTAAATAGTGCTTTCTATATTTCCGAAGCAAACTATTTT